TTGTGAGAAGTGTCACAACTCTTAACATCAAGAGAAAGCGCAAGGGTACCTTCAGGCATACCATCAAGCAACGTCATGTACAGCCGGTTCCAACCACCGGAGAACTTGTTAAGTCCAACGGCAGAAAACCAATCGCGCTGAAAAACCTTGTCCCCATCATAGAACTGGATGTTGAAGTCCAAAGACATCACCATTGTCATAATGTGAACAAGAACGTCAAAGCAAGATATACAACGAGTATCCTTACCATCTTTGCGCATCTCAACCTTGGGGAAATTGACTACGAGAGCCCTTTGCTGCCCTCCAAGGGAACAATTCATGAACGGGAATCGTGCGTAAAGCAAAATTTGATCGCGAAAAACTTCAAGTACCTCACCTTTCGTCTTGAAAAGCTGATTGAAAGGAAAACCAGGTGATCCAGTCTTAACCAAATCAGCTGTGTCAACAAACGTGTTGGGTTGACGAATACAAGATGGGTACGAATAGCGATCCTTCATATGCTCTAAAACACGGAAAAAGAGTGCTGGATTTACTGGTTTCGAAAAACCGGAGTAATCCAGAGCCCATTGATCAGAAGGACGTGAAGCATAGTAATATTTTTGGGTCAAATTACTTGCAAGATCAACGGGTATGACAATATCTGCAAATTTCTCTTTGGGTATGGTCTTACCACGAATGCGACCAAAGAGTTTGTTGGTTCCGACGTCTTTTTTGGACGGCAACAACCCCTCGTTGAAAACATTTTCAAGTAAAGTGTTACGTTTACCTGAACTTACATAATAGCGTCGGAAGTCTTCGATGAGGTCGTTGACCACGAGGGACTCTACGCCTGGCTTTTGGCGCCCCGGGCGTTTCCCGAGGTCCAAATAACCCAAGCGGATTTGTCCAAATCGTAGTTGGAAACAACAACTGCAAGATTAGAGCCTGCACCCTTGCTGCCCTGTATGTGCACAGCAGCAATGCCAGTGTTGCCATCAAGATCCTGCCAAAAGATGGGCGAACCAGAATCTCCAGCAGCAGTATCAAAGTAGTGAGTGAGGTTTGTGTTTCGAGCAACATAACGGCACGGCGCTTGTGTGGACACAACTCCACGAGGCAAACCATTCACCACACGAGCCGAAACGAGAATCGGGGCAATGCGAATGTTTGGGCCTTTGACATAATTCATAAGACGAGTTGCTGGGCAACCATTGACCTTCTCGGCTGGAACGGACAACCAAAGATAGTCACGTTCGGAAGCTCCAACAGCAGCGCTAGGTGGCAAATCTAAGCGCTGTTTGCTCCAGGGATTGTACAAGGCGAAACGGACAATCTCAACCGGACTGGCATCCATGTCAGGACAGAGATGAGCAACAGTGAGAAAACGGAACTTTGCATTGTGGCGAACGAGAGTCGCAACAGCAGAATTGACAAAAGGAGTTCCGTTACAAATACCAGTCATCGTGACCTCCCAAGTGACTGAAGGGTCAACAACAAGACAATCCTTCTGCTTTGACTCAACAGGGGCAGAGTCTTTCTTGGGCAAAGGCTTTGTTTGAACCTTCACCGCAGGTGGATTGGTTTTCTTGGGCTTGGGAAGAGGCTGAACTTTAGTTGGTGGAAGTGTTTCCACAACAACTTTGGAGGGAGCGGGCTTCTTTTTGGGAACGGGCTTACCAACATGAGTCCAAGAACTCTTTGCTGGTGCAGGCTTCACAGTCTCAGAAGGGCGTGCGGGGGAGGCGAGAGGACGGTAAACCATTTTGGGCTTAACTGGTTCTTTTTTCCTCTCATACCGGACATTGGCGTCAGGGTACATGAGATCCTCTTCATAATGATAATGCAAATCAATAAGATCCTCATGACGAACGTCGATACTGACCCATTCAGAGTCATCAGTCAAATTATCGACATGTTGAACACCAGCTCGATACAATTCATCCTTGTCCATATGCATGAAACGATCACGCTTCATGAGAAGGGTGTAAGAAGGCTGTTTTCGGGCCAAGTAATCATACAAGGCAGCATTGTCTTTGCGACGACGACCAGCACTTTTCTTTGCACCCCTCTTCTTGGATTCGTTGACCCATGGACTAGTGGTGAAATACCAACCAACGATAATGGCACACAAAAAGAAATTGAAGGCTAGAACATAACGCATAGTGGTTTGCAGCTCAGTGGCGTCATAGTACCCAGTGAAAAATTCCTCAACACGAGGGGTGTTGAGTTCTGCATCATCATCATAGCCAATGTTGGTGAAAGATGGTTCAGGGTGTTGCACATTCATATGGTCAGCTGGTTCGAAACCAGACGGAGTGGCGTGCTTCTCTTCATCTTCTTCAACATCTTCAACTGTGACACCTGTGCGCGCATTGAACTTAGCACCCATGCGTTTAAGCATGTCAGCGCCTTTGCTGGGATAGTCGTACTGAAAAATCTCGTAATCACAAAACATATGACCACGAGACTTCACCTCTGACTCTTCAAAAACAAACTTGTCATCAAGCATCAAAAAACCGTTGTTACTGTAGAACTGAACATCCCAATAAGGTTGTGTAACATGAACCTTAACATACTCATGATGTTGGATATCACGGTTGCGAACTGTAATGCCGATTGTGACAGTTTTATGTTTTTGGTAGAGAAGGTTCTTCCCAATCTCACCAGAGCGCTGGAATTCAACATCGACCTTTGCGGCTCGAATATTCCAGGGAACAACATCAGTGAAAAAGCTCTCTTTAGCACTGCGAGCATAGATGTTGTTGAATTCAGTGGTGGAACGAACGGACTTCCAATTGTTGAAACCAAGCATGACAAACACAAGAGTGGCAATGACGTAAATGGCTCCAATGCGTAATCGACGAGTCTCCTGAGCAGTGAACTTCTCATCTTTCAAACCAGCAGCAATGTACCTGTAAGCGAGGTCAATGAAACCATTACGTTCCCTAAGGAGAAAAATGGCTGACATGAAGGCAAAACTGGAGGCGATGTAAGAAGTTGCTTTCTCAAACCCTGGGATGAAACAAAAGATGGCATTGAAAGCATCAACATCCGTGGAAAGCCAACTGAGATCATCCAACATAGTGGACTGTCGACGACGACGACGATGGTGTTTCTCAACTTCCTTCTTTGTGATAGCGCCCGTGGCAAAATAAGCATAAATGACAGCTACCAAAACAGGCATGATGATAAACAACCAAAAGGCCTTGGACAAAATGCGTTGCGTGCTCTGTACCTTTTCGGTGAAATTCTG